TCGCCGATACTCCCGGAAATCCGGGATTTGTCCCACTGCTGGACGAAAAAACGTCGGAGTTGATGGCCGGTATTCGGTACTGGTTCCGAGAGACTGGCCGAAAAACTGTTTTCCGGGCTACGCTTTACGAGTTGGACGGCGTGAGCGAATGGAGCGCGGAGGGAAGCGATGACGCGCAGCCCATGGCCGAGAAACGCGCATATATCCACAAGGAGCTGAGGAACGATCTGGGCGTTGTGGATGTGTGCGACGAGAACTATACCCGCCTTCCTATTGCGGTACTGTATGGAAATGATACCCACGAAAGCGAACTCGTTGGGTTGCGCGGCTCCATCGACTGCTATGATTTTATCAAATCCGGGTTCGCCAACCAAATTGACGATACGAGCGGAATTTACTGGATTCTGCACAATACCGGCGCTATGGACGATACGGATTTGGCACAGTTCATCCAGAGAATGAAGAGCGTAAAGGCGAATGTGGTAGATAGTTCCGCTGAAACGGCAGCAGAAGCTCACACCCTTGACGTTCCTGTAGAGGCCCGAAAAACCATGCTGGATATCTTGCGGCGCGACCTGTACGAAGATGCCCAGATGCTTGATGTGACGGCTCTGGCGGGCGCTGAGAAAACGGCTACAGAGATTTCGGCGGCGTACCAGCCGCAGGACAATAAATGCGCCGATTTCGAGTATTTCTTGATAGATTTCATTCGGCAGATTTGCGCAGTGGCTGGGATTGCCAACCCGGAACCGGCTTTTAGCTGGAACAAAGTTATCAATCAAGCAGAGGAAACAAATATGGTGCTTTCGGCGGCTGCGTTCCTTGATGAAGAAACGGTTCTGAAACACCTCCCGTTTCTTTTGCCGGAGGAAGTGCCGGAAATCTTGAAAAGGAAAGCGGACGCTGACATAAATATGGTTTACGGTGGTGGTGGCAATGCCCAGGCCGAATGAAGCCGATAGAGGAACCGATAGGGCGCTTGCCGATCTGGAACGCCGCATTAACTCCGTATATTCTCAGGCGGCTAAAGAACTGCAAGAGGAAATAGATGCTTTTTTCAAGCATTTCGCCGATCAGGATAAGAAGATGCAGGACTTGATAGGCCAGAAGCGCAACGGTAAGGAGTGGACTGAAAAGGACTACCAACAATGGCGACTGAACCAGATGGGGCGCGGGGAGCGGTTGGAAACGCTTCGGGACAAGCTGGCCGAACGTGCGACGGAAGCAAAAGAGGTGGCGCTTGCGTATGTGAACGACGCTACGCCTGGAATCTACTCCCTGAATCGGAATTACACCGCCTATACCATTGAGAGCGTTCACCCGAGTGCGGATTTTACGCTTTTTGACGAGCAGACCGTAAAGCGCTTAATTGTGGAGCAGCCGGACGTAATGCCATACTACCCCGAAAGGCTTGCGCTAAAGCGGGGCATTGATTTGGCTTTTGGCAAGCAGCAGATTACAGCAAGCGTTACAGGCTCCATATTGCAAGGCAGAAGCATCAAGCAGATATCCGATGATTTGCAGTCCAGAATCGTCACAATGAGCCGTGTAAGTGCCATTCGAGCGGCAAGAACTGCAGTTACCGCCGCACAGAACGCCGGGAGAATGGACAGCTACGCCGCCGCTGACGAAATGTGGGGCATTAAATCCAAGAAAAAGTGGGTAGCCACAAAGGATTTGCGCACCCGCCACGATCACGGCATGGCAGATAATCAGGTTGTGGACTACGATCAGCCGTTCGACGTTGGCGGATACAAAATGATGTTCCCCGGTGATGGTTCGTTGGGAGCGCCTGGGCATGAGCTGTATAATTGCCGCTGCACGGTGGTGAATGCCACGGACGACGATCTGGAAGCGGAACCACATATGATGCGCGTGAAGAATCCCGAAACCGGGGAATATGAGCTTATCAAGAAAAAATCGTACAAGGAATGGTACGACGAAAAGAAAGCGCAGTATCCTCCGGAAAAATGGGCGGGCATGGTGAAAGCTGGTAAAAACTATCAGGCAGACCAACGGGAATATGCAGAATACCGTGAAATTCTGGGTAAAAAAGCACCGAAAACATTTGCAAAGTTCCAGGCTTTAAAGTATAATAACGCTGACGGGTGGGAGGCGCTCAAAACTGCGAAGCAAGTTGCAAGTGCGGCAAAATCTGATATAATTAAAGCAAAACCCGAAATAAAGCCTGTAACTTTAAGCCTTTCCAACTTAGAGGAATTGGAGAAGTGGCAAAACGAATATTATGCAACAAACTCGAGCGTCGAGTTTACGAAAAAAGCAAATCCGAATATATCCAAGTATTCCGGGGGTGCGTATAGCGCAATTAACGCCGTAGAGCGCGGCGGAGCGGCGTATGAAAAGGCGCTGCGTTGCTATGGGCGCCTTGATGGGTACAAGGAGATAAGCGACGGCGTTTCTGCGGAAATATCAAAGTTCAAGCTTTCAACGGACTTGAACGTGAAGCGTGTTGTCGGTGATGTTGGGTATATTACGGGAGGCGGTTCATCTGTTGATGATATGGTCGCGAGTATCGGAAAGCTATATACAGAAAAAGGATTTACAAGCACGACAATAGCGCAAGACGCGCAACTCCCGTTTGGAGGACATAAAGATACGCAGACGGTTCTTGATATTATCGTGCCAAAATCAACACGCGGCGCTTATATTTACAAAATGGCAGACAACCCCGCAGAATTTGAATTTCTAATAGACAGAGGCACAACATATAAAGTCCTTGATGCGGGGGAAAGAACTGTTAAAAAAAGCATTTTCGACCTAAAATCAAGAGAGTTTGTGGAGAAAGAAGTCCCCGAACGATATATGAAATTGGAGGTTGTTTCGCAATGAAAGAGACGGTGCTTGACTGGCTTCCGATGTTTGCGGAGTTTGTGAAAGACCCAACAGCTGATTTTTCTGTTGGGGATTTTGTGGAAATTGAAAAATCGGCTACACCGAATGCAAAAAACGCTTACAGGAAATACATCAAATTCATTTCTCGCGGATTGCAGAACTGGGATGATCTGATTATTGAAAATCGGCGTATTGTTGGTATCGCTAAAACTGCAACGGGGAAATCAAAAGAGCAATGCGAGATAGTTTTGCGGCTCACTGCAGATGGATGGATTGATAATGAACCATTCATTAAGGGGTAACGTATGAGCGTTGAAATCCACGGCAGCAACAAAGCGGAAAGCTGACAAATAGAAGTAAATAGGTTTGAATAAACCAAAAGCACTGTGCAAAAATGCATGGTGCTTTTTCTATGCCCAAATCTTCCAACCAGATAAAAAAGAAGCGGGCTGGAATCCCCGCTTGTGGTGGACTATGCGCACGCGCCGCCATGAACCGCACAAGGCCGGCTCTGGAAGAAGCAGAAAAGGAGGGGGAAATGAGCATTACCTTTGTGGATAATTCTGACGAAATCCTCCGCGCCCTTGGTGAAGCGTGTGAGCGCGGATTGGAACGCTGCGGAGAAAAAGCCGTTGAATACGCAAAGGATTTATGCCCCGTTGATACTGGGAATTTGCGCAACAGCATTACACATACCGTGGAGGATGGGAAGAAAGCCATTGTTGGAACGCCGACCGAATACGCCATTTACCAGGAAATGGGAACGGGCAAATATGCCGAGGGGGGCGGAGGCCGTCCCACTCCGTGGAAATACCAGGACGCGCAAGGAATCTGGCATTGGACAGCTGGCAACCGGGCGCACCCGTTTATTAAGCCGTCAATCGCCGATCATCAGGGAACGTACAAAAACATTCTAAAAGACGAACTCAGCAAAGGAGATTGACAGGACGTGGATGCCAGAAAAATTAACATTCTTGGAGCTGAATACACGCTTTCCATTTGCTGCGAAGATGAAGATTCGCGGCTGGCAGAATGTGATGGATTTTGCGACGAAACCAGCAAAGAGCTGGTTGTGGACAGCTATAGCAAGCACGTCGGCGACCAAACTTGTAAGAAAAACTTACAAGTTCAGATTAGAAAGAATAAGCGGCATGAGATCATTCACGCATTTCTATTTGAAAGCGGCCTTGCCGAGAATTCCAACTGGGCGCAGAACGAGGAAATTGTGGATTTCTTCGCTATCCAATTTCCCAAACTTATGGAGGCGTTCAAAAACGCTGACGCGATTTGAGGGGCAATAAATGAATAATGACGAAATCATAAAGGTCATAGAGGCTATCATAAAGCGTGGGAACGATGTGGAGATACGGCGCAAGGGCGACGGCTACATAGTCCTAGAAGTAAAGAAAACAATCAAATATTCTTCTCCTGCGTAATTGGGCGCAGGAATGGGCAATCGGAGCCGAACAGTACGTATATTTTGCGTACTGTTCGGCTCCTTTTTTGTTTATTTCGGTAAAACCCGCGAAGTATAGCGGCTTTTATATCACAGTCGTCCCCGAAGAATAGGGGCGAAGAAAGGAAGGCTGAAACAATGGCATTAACTCGCAAACTTTTGAAGGGGATGGGGCTTACCGACGAACAGGTAGACACCATCATTGAAGCACACACCGATACCGTAGACGGCCTGAAAGCCGATATCGGGAAGTACAAGGCCGACGCTGAGAAACTTCCTGGCATTCAAAAGGAATTGGATGATCTGAAAAAGGATGACGCTGACGGCGGCTACAAGGCCAAGTACGAGAAGGAAAAGAAAGACTTTCAGGATTTCAAAGACGGAGTTGCAGCAAAGGAGAGCGCCGCCGCCAAGGAAAGGGCTGCGCGGGCGTACTTCCAGAGCAAGGGCATTCCCGCCGAAAGCATGGGGCTGGTAATCCGTGGAGCCAAAGCTGAAATTGATGGCCTGAAACTGGACGGCGAAAGTATCAAAGATACCGCCGCACTTGATGGGCTGCTTTCCGGCGATTACAAGGGCTTGATCGGCAAGACTACCACCACCGGCACCCAAACACAGACCCCGCCTGACACCTCTGGTGGCGCAAAGAGCCGCGCTGAAATCTACAAGAAGGACGATAAAGGCCGGTATCTTTTGTCCACCGCTGAGAGACAGGCCGCGCTTGCTGAAAGCATGGCAAGCGAAAACAAATAACTTTTTTTGAAAGGAGCTGTACAAATGGCAGCAAAAACGAACGTAACTACAACTGCGCAGTACACGACTACCGCCCGTGAGGTGGACTTTGTAACCCGGTTCAATGATAACTGGGACGCGCTGCGCACCATTCTGGGCATTATGCGGCCTATCCGCAAAGCCCCCGGCACTAAGCTGGTATCCTATAAGGCCGAAGTAGACGGCGGCCTGAAAGGCGGTTCCACCGTAGCGGAAGGTGACGAGATCCCCTTCACCAAGATGAAGGTTTCCCCCGTCGCCTATGGCGATATCGAGGTGGCCAAGTACGCGAAGAGCGTTACCATTGAGAGCGTTGCCAAATACGGCGCGGAGGTCGCCGTAGAAAAGACGGACGATGCTTTCCTGGTGGCCCTGCAAAACAAGGTTCTGGGCGACTTCTACACCTTCCTGGCTACCGGCTCTTTGGCGCTGACCCCCAAGACCTGGCAGCTGGCGCTTGCACAGGCCAAGGGCAAGGTGCTGGCGAAGTTCATGGGCATGGACAAGGACGTGACCGAGGTCGTCGGCTTTGCAAACATCATGGATTTCTACGACTACCTGGGCGATAAGGAGATTACCACCCAGACCATGTTCGGCCTGACCTATATCCAGAACTTCCTGGGCTACAACACCCTTTTCCTCCTGCCTGATAAGTACGTCGCCGCCGGCAAGGTAATCGCTACCCCCGTTGAGAACATCGACCTGTACTACGTTGACCCCAGTGACAGCGACTTCGCCAAGCTGGGGCTGAATTACACCGTGAAGGGCGAAACGAACCTGATTGGCGTACATGTCGAGGGCGACTACTCCCGGGCTACCGGCGATATGTATGCCATCATGGGCATGAAGCTGTGGGCGGAGTACCTGGACGGCATCGCCGTTGCCACCGTTACCCCGACGGGGGGTTAAAAGCGGCTCTGACGGCTGACAAAACCGCACCGGAAACCGTGGACTTTGACGGGATGACGAAAGCGCAGCTTTTGGAGTACGCCAAAGAAAACGGTATTTCCGGGGTCAGCGCCGCAATGAACAAAGCGGACATTCTGGCCGTTGTAAAGAGCCGGTAAAGGAGGGAATCACATGGGACATGCGGTAAGCCTGTATGAGTTGCTTGTGTACCTGCGTAATTTCTTCCCCGGCTTGCACTGGCAGTTTACCGGGGAGGAAATCACCAACAACCGGCTTATTATTCCCTGCCTGGAAACCGGCGATTACTACCTAATTGAGGGAAGCCGGAGAAACAACGGAATCCACGTGTACGGCGATTCTGATTTGCGGAACGAAACCTACAGCGGAATCGTTACGGAAATCCGCGTACCGCCGGAGGTGCTGGCGATTCTGGAAGAAATTAACACATGGCAGGAGAAGAACGCCGAGGCCGTACAAAGCCCGTACCAGAGCGAATCTTTCGGCGGCTACTCGTACACAAAGGCAAGCAGTTCGTCCGGCTCCGGCGAAAGCACGAGCTGGAAAACGGTATTTGCGCCGCGCTTACGGATATGGAGGAAGATATGAGCTTGCTTGACTACTACCTGAATAACACGTGCGCACTGATGGAAAAGAAGCGCACCCCGGACGGTGAGGGCGGCTGGGCAACGGAATGGGCACAGGGCGCGGAGTTCGACGCGGCTATTATTCTGGATACCTCCATGCAATCCAGAATCGCGGAGAAGGAGGGCGTTACCAGCGTGTACACCATTACCACTCGCCGCGCTACTCCGCTTTCTTTCCATGATGTATTCAAGCGGCTTTCCGACGGCGCAATTTTCCGGGTGACGAGCAACGGGAGCGATAAGCAAGCGCCCACGGTCGGCACTTTGGATATGTGCCAAGTCACCGCCGAGAAATGGGAGCTGACAAAATGACGGCAACAGAAGCGCTATACAAGTTTTTTTCCGGCTTTAATCTCCCCGCGTACCCGGATACAGCGGTACCGAGTGATACCGTTATGCCTTACCTCACCTATTCCGTCTCCGTCGGCGGGTGGGGCGATATGGCGAACTCGCTGACGGTAAAGCTGTGGTATCACACGGAGAAAGAGGCAGAGCCGAACGCCAAGGCAGAGGAAATTTCCCGCACGATAGGACGTGGAGGTATTCAGCTGCCTTGTGATACCGGCACAGTTTGGCTTATGCGCGGTGAGCCGTGGTGCATCAATTCCACATTTGAATCAGATCAATCCATCAAATTGCGGCAACTGAACGTTGCCGCAATTTTCAATACCATATAGGAGGAAATCAATGAAATTTACACAAATTCCGCAGGATACCTTTAAGGAGCTTGTGCTGAATGCTGGTGTTCTGCTTTCGGCCTTTTCGCCCGATACGGCGGAAGTCGCCGACGGCACTATTATTGGCGCTACCAGCGGCGGATTGACCTTCGCGGCAACGCCCAGCTTCTCCGATTTCGGCGAAGATATTGATAACTGCCCCAAGAACACAAAGGAGCTGAAACGGCTGGAAGGCTGGGAGGTGAAGCTTAGCGGCACTTTCGTATCTGTGAACGCCACTAACGCAAAATCGATGGTGGCCGCCGCTGATGAAGCCGCCGGGAAAATCACGCCCAGAAACGATATTTCCACCGAGGATTTCAAGGATATCTGGCTGGTGGCCGACTACTCCGATAAAAACGGCGCGACAAAGGGCGGCTATATGGCCATCCATATGCTGAACGGCCTTTCTACTGGCGGTTTCCAGCTGAAAACCGGCGACAAGAGCAAAGGCCAGTTCGCATTCGAGTTTACCGGGCATTATTCCATCACGGCGCAGGATACACCGCCTTTTGAGATTTACGTAAAGGCCGGAGAGGCCGAATCCGCTACGATGTAGGAGGTCAAGCATGAGAAAATTATCTCAACTTGGCACGGACGAGTGCCTGGACGTGCTGTGCGAGATCACCCCGCACATTGTGAATCTCGTCTCTGATGAGGAAATCATGAACGCCATCGGCAAGCCGGTGGACAAGAAAAACTCCACAAAAGTCGGCGTTATGCTGATTGGTGCGCAGAGGATTACCACCGTTGTTCCGTTGCTGCTGAAAACGCACCGCGCCGACATTTATGCTATTTTGTCCATCATGGGCGAAAAGAGCATTGAGGAAGTGGCCGCGCAGAGTACAATGGCGACGCTTTGGCAGATTAAGGAGCTTTCCAACGATAAGGAACTGCTGAGTTTTTTCAAATCGTGGGGGCGTGGGGAGCAGAGCGAATAATCAGCGCACTGTGCGCCCTCCCCAGAGTACGGGCGAGGGCGTACCTCTCCATTCTTCCCATGGAGTTGAAAAAGCAATGCGAACGCGAAATTCTTCGGCGCTACATTACCGACGGTATCCAGATGATAACGCAAAACACGGCGGGGTGTGATAAGCGATTGTATCTATCTATCGGATACGAGGATATCATCAGCCCGAAGCCGGAGGAAAACCGGTCTGCGGAGGATATCGTTGCGGATGTGGTGAAAAATGCCGGGCTGAAACTGGTGACGAAAGGCGGTGGGCAGGATTAACGTTTTCACGCTTGAAGCAAGTATCACGCTGGATGCTTCCAGCTATGAATCAGAAATGGCGAAAGCGGCGAAAACCGCCAAAGATACAGGGAATACCGTTTCAACCTCATCTTCTGCCATGGAATCAGCCATGATAAAAGTTCCCGTTGCGGCTGATAAAGTGGCAAAGGGAATGGAAAATCTTGGAAAATCCACCACCAAAGCGTCGGATGGAATTGACGGTGTGAAGAAAACCACCGAGGAAACCAAAAAGCCGCTTGGTGAAATTCCGCCCCTTACGCAGAAGGTAAAAAGCGCTTTTGAGAAGCTTTCGGAAAGCGTGACAAAGCAAGCCTCCGATTTGGACGAGCTGAAAGCCAAATATGCAAGCTTGTATTTGGAACAGGGCGAGGAATCCGCAGAAGCGCAGGAAGTCGCCCGGCAGATTACCGAACTGTCCACTTCTTTGGGGGAAAATAAAGCAAAAATCAGCGAGGCCGTAGACGCTGCGAACAAATTTGATACCACCATGCACGATACGTCAGAAGCCGTTGACGATGTTGCCGAGGCGGTGGAGGACGCTGGAGACAAAACAAATCTATTTGCCGATATCTTGAAGGCCAACCTTGCCAGTGGCGCGATTATCGCCGGAGTAAAGAAGCTCGCCGGGGTAGTTGCAGACGTTGGCAAAGCGGCCTACACCAGTTATGCGCGGTATGAGCAGTTAGCCGGTGGCGCACAGCTGATGTTCGGCGACGCGTACGATTTTGTGGCGGAGAAAGCGAGAAACGCCTACAAGACCGTGCAAATGAGCCAGAACGACTATTTGCAGCAGGTGAATGGATTTGCAACCGGCCTGAAAACCGCCCTTGGCGGCAATGTGCAGGCCGCCGCCGAACTTGCCGACAAAGTTATCACCGCCGAGGCCGACGTTGTGGCGGCAACCGGAAACACCCAAGAAGCCGTACAGAATGCCTTTAACGGCATCATGAAATCCAACTTCACGATGCTGGATAATTTGCAGTTGGGTATTACCCCCACAAAAGAGGGATTCCAGCAGCTGATTGACAAGGTAAACGAGTGGAACGCAGAAAACGGCGAGGCTACCGCCTACACCATTGACAATCTAGCTGACTGCCAAGCCGCCCTTGTGGACTATATCGAAATGCAGGGGCTTGCGGGGTATGCGGCAAATGAAGCGGCGGGCACCATCGAGGGTTCCACAGCATCCATGAAAGCAGCATGGCAGAATCTGGCTACCGGCATGGCCGACAGCAGCGCCGACATGGAAGGACTTACCAAGGACTTCGTGGACAGCGTATTTACAGCCGGACGGAACATTATACCCCGTGTACAGCAAATCGTTACCGGCGTTGGAACTGCCACGGCAGAAGCTATTTCGTATCTCCGGGAAACGAATAGCGCTATTGATCTTCTCGTCACGGCGTTTGAGTTCGCGGCCACAGCGGCAACCGTTGCCGGTACTGCGATCGGGGTGAATATGGCCGGAAAAGCCGTTGCAAATATCGCCACGATATTCACGGCAAATGCTTCGGCGCTTGCGTTCTTCACAGCGGAAAGCGGGAAAGCGGCGGTTGCGGAAGCCACGCTGAATGGTGTATTTTCCGTTAGTGAAATCGCCGTTGGTGTACTTACCGGGCAGATTTCCCTTGCAACCGCGGCGCAATACGCATGGAATACGGCGATACAAGCAAACCCCATTGGCTTGATTGCCGCTGCTGTAGCTGCTCTGGCGATTGGCATCGGCAAGGCAACCAAGGCACACAAGGAGTTCGTCAAAGAGTTAGCCGGAGAGCCGCAGACGGTAGAAGAAGCACGCGCAAAGGTAGAAGAGCTTAAGAAGCAGTACGAGGAAGCTTCAAAAGCCAGACTGGAAATGTTCTCGTCGGATGCTGGTTTCAGCGGCGATACCGTCGAGATGGAGAGATTGGCTGAGGCGATAAAGCAGGCGGAGCAGAATCTTGCCGATTTGCAAGCGCAGGAGCAGGCCGCCGCCGAGGAAGCGGCGAAACCTGTAAACGTGATAAAGGCCGCTTCTGAGGAATACGCGGCCGCCGCACAGTCCATTTTGGAGGATTATCAGAATACCTATACCACCATCTATAACGGGCTGCATGATGCGGGATCTGCGTTTACCAGCGTGGTAGAAGCTACGGAGATTTCGTGGGCTGATGCTATGGCAAATATCAACGCCAACACCGCAGTGCTTGATAATATGGACGAGAACTTTGCTATTATTTCTGCTGCGGCAAACGACGCCGGAGTTAACATTGACGGCTTTTCCCAGTACCTTGCATCCATGAGTACTGAAGATGCGGCCGGAGTTCTTGCCGCATTAAGGACAGAGTTGGACAAAGTTGAATGGGGTTCCGCTGACGCAACAGACCTGTTCAATAATCTCGCCACTAGTATCAACAAATATGCGGAATCCGGTACCGGGACGGCTGATGGGCTGGCATTGGCGGTGGAGAATGTCAAAAGCCGTATGCAGGAAGCCACAGATAGCTACGTGGAAAAGGTGGGCGACCTTGACCAGGAGGCGGCGGCTACAGAGGCGGCAACCAATACCATGAGTGGGCTGGTTTCCGGTATCGATAGCAGCACGCCGGGAGTTCTGGCAAAGCTTGATTCTCTCGCTTCCCAGATGAAATCACGGCTGACAAATAGCTTTGCCAACTACACGCTCACGATAAAGACTAATATCAAGGGGAGCGACTACGCCAGACCCCACAAGAACGGCTTGGATTACGTCCCATATGATGATTATTTGGCACGTTTGCACAAGGGAGAGACTGTACTTACAGCAGAGGAAGCGCGAGCGTATAGGGCTGGAAAATCTGCTGGTGCGTCCGGCGGGGCGGACTACGACGGAGCGGGGGTTCCTGGCGGTTCGCGTGGTGTGACGATTATCCAGAATATCCAGTCCGTTGCGCAAACGCCCGTTGAGCTGGCAGCAGCCACAGAGGCTTATTTCACGCAAGCGAGGTGGACGATTTGACGAACTTCAACAATTTAAGCAAGTTGTTCCGCTACGTGAACGAAAACGGGGATAGCGTTACCTTTGATTATGCCGGGGGATATCTTATCAATAAGCCCACCGGGATTGATACGGTAACGGTATCCCTTTCCCAGGCGAAGGGCATTAACCAGACGGGTGCGACAATTCAGAGCAAAAATGTTCAGCCCCGGCCTGTGAATATCAACGGGTATTTGGTAGGAGACGGCCAGGTGGCAAATAAAGAAAAGCTGATATCCGTCATCCGCCCCGACCTTGCCGGAAAGCTGTACGCGGATGACTATTATCTGAATGTATGGCCTACGGCGACACCCAACATTGAGGCGAAACAATGGGGCGCACAGTTCCAGTTTTCCCTTTTGGCGGCGTATCCGTATTGGTGCAAGGACGATTCCGCAGCGGTAACGTTGTCCGGCATTCAAAAGCTATTCAAATTCCCATGGAACATTTCAAGGCCGTATCGTTTCGGCCAGCTGTTTGAAGCAAAATTTATCAATGTGGAGAATCGCGGCCAGGTTCCCGTCCCGTTTACTGCTACTCTTTCGGCAAGCGGTGATGTGGAAAATCCCAAAATCACCAACGCCGCGACGGGGAAATTCCTGCTGATAAATAAAACTATCGTCAGCGGGGAGCGGCTGGTTGTAGAGATCACACACGATCGGACGACTGTAACGTCATCCGTCGACGGAGATTGCCGGGGCGCGTTGAGCCTGAAAAGCACTTTGTTTCAGCTGGAAGTTGGGGATAATGTGTTGAAGCCGGAAGCGACAAGCGGGCTTGCGAATTTGCAGGTGGATATTGATTTCGCAACGGAGATCGTGGGGATTTCGCTATGAGCTTTGAAATCTATAAAGAGGACTTTTCCACCCGGTACGAAATCCGGCACGCAATCAGTGTTATCATGAATATTTACTACAACGATATCGGAAAGCTGATACTGGTTGCGCCGGTAAGCGACTACAACATTAACGTGCTGAAAGTCGGCAATCTCCTGTATGATACGAGCAGAAACGTAACATTTGTGATAGAAAACACAAAGATTGACACGACCACGAACCGCATAACGGCGAATGGATACACCGCAAACTGGCTTCTGAATAAGCGCATCATTGCGTCGGAATACCACATGACAACTATCGAGACGGGCGTGTACAAGCTGATAAGCGATAATCTCCGTGGAATGACAAGGATTCAAGTTGCACAGGCAACCGGGATGACCGATAAAACGGACAATGTTTTCATGGGCGGGAATTTGCTGGATGAAATCATCCCGTTCCTTGAAGAAAAAGGCATAGGCCACACAATGGAGTGGAACCCCGACGACATGACACACACTTTCCGCCTTTACAAGGGGCGTGACCTGACGGCTGGCATTCACGCTATTGTCTTTTCGGAGGAACAGGGAAGCGCAAAAGACCTTGTGATCAACGACGACGATTCTACCCTTTGCAATGTGGCCTATGTGCAAGGAAGCTTGAGCGGCACGGACAATACTTTTGTTGAGATTGTCGGCGATATCACCGGGGACAATCGCCGGGAAGTGTGGTTCAAAACTGCCGTTCGGCAGGAAAATGACGAATCTGAGGCCGATTGCAAAGCCCGTGCGCGTGCTTACGGCCAAATGGAGCTGGGAAAGCGAATCCGGCGAAAGTCCTTTTCCGTATCCATCGACCCGGAAGATCTGGGCAAGTATTACGCTCTGGGGGACATTGTGTCGTGCGTATCTGCCCGGTTCGGGGTATCGTTCAGCGCCCGGATTACGGGAATTAAGTACACCTTGGACAGCAACAAAGCCCGGACAGAAGTTATCCTGGGCGACCCTATTCTTACAGCATTGGGGGCAATGAAATTAAATGGCTAATATCAAAAGTTTCCCGAATAACCAAGATACATACATAGGCGCAGAAGACGTTATGCGTTGGCATCATGGCCGCACATCCGGCGTTTTCGCCGCTGGCAGCAATGCATCCGTGCAGGCGCTTTCCACGCCCGGAATGGCGGTGGAAGTCTCAGACGGAACCGGATGGATGGCGAATTCCGGCAGGAACGGCATTGTGTGGTGGATTGATAATGAATCCGTTGATGGTGCCAAATTGCAGCTTGTCATTGATGCGGCAGACGGCGTTCTGAACCGGATTGATCGCGTAATCGTGGAGTGGAAAACCACAAACTACGTGGACTATCCGGAAGTGAAAATCTTGAAAGGCGCAAAATCCGGGACGGCGGCAGCCCCGGCGCTGACAAACAACAGCACAATCCGGCAGATCAGCCTTGCGCGGATTTCCGTTGCAGCCGGTACAACCGCTATCACCGCTTCCATGATTACGGACGAGCGGCTTGACGCTTCGGTGTGTGGGCTTGTGACGGAAAAGGTGGGCATTGATACCAGCACGATGCAAAGTCAGTTTTCCACGCTCCTGCAGGAAACGCAGGCACAAGTAAAAGATGTGCTTGATGATACCACGGCACAAGCCACATCGGTTCTGGATTCCATCAACCGGGAGCTGGCAGACCTGGAAGCCGGTACGGCGGTGGAGCTGAAAAAGCTCCTGTTCACGAACATCAGCGTGCCGGTATCCGCGTTTGTGGCTGATTCTACATATCAGGATTACCCATTCCGCGCCGCTATCGCGCTGACGGGGGTGCTGAACTCCATGATTCCGGAAGTGGTTCTTGGCGTGGCAGACGCAATTGACGGCAATTTTGCCCCTGTTGCGGCTACTTATAACGGCGGTGTGTATCTGTATGCCGCAAGCGCCCCGGAATCGGCAATTACGATTCCCACCATTATTTGCTGGAAAGGCGGTGTAAGCGCATGATTGGTAGGGTTAACACTGGTGGAGGCGGTTCCGGCGGCACCCTGACCGTCACAGCCCCGGCGAACGTCACCGTGACCGTTTCCAAGGACGGAAAGACAAAGACCAAGAACTCCGGCACAACGGGTGTTGTGGTATTCAAGGGGTTGTCAAGCGGGACGTGGACGGTTACCATCACAGGTGACGGCAAGATTGCCCAGAAAAATGTGGTCATCACAACCGATTACAGCACGGCAATCTCGTTCAATACCATCCCAGAATTCACCTATACCGGCGACTACGAGATTGTCAACGATTCCGACGAGCCTATCACCGTTTCTCAGGATAACTGGAAAATCCGGTTCCTTACTTCTGGTACGTTGACGTTTACCAATCTCAACGGTGCAGAGGGTGGTATCGACCTCTTCCTTGTTGGAGGAGGGGGTGGAGGCGGCTCGACCGAGGCCGATTATGGTGGCGGTGGCGGAGGTGGATATACCACGACAGCGAGGGGTATTACAGTACAAGAGAATACCCCGTACGCGATTTCTGTTGGCTCCGGTGGTGCTGCTTATGCGAATGGCGGAAACAGCTCGGCATTTGGGTCAGCTGCAAACGGCGGAAAATGCGGCGGCACAGACCATAACGGTGGCAACGGAGGTTCCGGTGGCGGCGGCTATCGCGGGGACTATGGAATTGGAGGAGCTGGTGGCTCTGACGGAAGCAATGGAGTTGATGTCGGTATAAGTACTGGTGGCAATGGGCAGGGAACTACCACGCGTGAATTCGGAGAAAGCACAGGAAAACTGTACTCTGGCGGCGGTGGCGGCGGTGGCCAGGGCAATGATTCGCACACTCAGGATCAACGTGCAAAGGGTGGAGACATTGGTGGCGGCTATGGCGCACTCGCCGCGTATAAGGCAACATCGGGCGCAACGAATACTGGCTCGGGCGGTGGCGGTAGGAACCAGACAGCCGGAAACGCTGCTGGTGCCGGTGGTTCCGGCATCGTAATCATCCGTAATGCAAGGGAGGCGTCATAATGGCAAAAAGTATGGCACTCATTGAAAACGGCATCATTGTCAATATGCTGTGGTGCTCCGATTCCGAGCCTGAAACTGAATCCCTAATCAACCCAGCAGACCGTCCCGTGGCTATCGGCGATACCTACAGCAATGGTAAATTCTATCGGGGCGAGGTTGAAATTCTCACCCCGCTGGAAGAAGCGCTGAAAAAGAACGCCGAGTATGAGGCCGCATTATCCGAAATCGAAACTGCTCTGGGGGTGAACGCATGACCATAGAAGAACGGAAGCAGAGAATCCTTGCGAAAATCGCGGAAATGAAGGCCGAGGGCGCGGACATGCAGAACGCCCTGACCATTTTGGAGGTGAAGCCGGATGAAGTGGAGTAACGGAGCCAAAAAGCGGCTGGTGGAAATCCGCGCCGCCGAGGACGGGGAGCAGGATATGCGCACCATCGCCGCGAGTATCGCCAAGCTGCCTCCCGGTCAGCTTAAGAAAATCCTTACCGACGATATCATTGCCATTCTGGCGAAATACGGGGTGGTGATTAAGTGATTGTGAAACAAATTCAGTGCCTGCTTACCTATCTGGGCTACTCTCCCGGAACGATTGACGGCATTGATGGCAGGAACACCCAAGGGGCAATCCGGGCGTTTCAAGCGGACTACGGGCTTACCGTGGACGGGATACCGGGTTCGGCTACCCAAAAAATGCTGATCGGCGCGATTGCCGGGACGGCGGTAAAGGTGGAGAAGCCGGAGGACAGCACCGCGCCAAAGACCGGGACGTTCTGGGATGATATCAAGTATTTCACCCGGGAGGAATTCCGGTGCCCTTGCGGGCACTGCGGCGGGTTCCCGGTGGAGCCGAAGGAGTCCATGGTACGCACTGTGGACGAAATCAGGCGGCGGCTGGGTATCCCAATTTCCATTGTGGATGGCGGCGGTTCCGGCGTGCGGTGCGTGGCGCACAACGCGGAGGTTGGTGGTGTTGCCAACTCCCAGCATTTGTATGGGCTGGCGGCCGACCTGCACAGCGCAGCAAGTCCGGCGCAGATGAAAGCCGTGGCGGAGGATGTCATGGGGCGCACTGGCGGCATCGGGCTTTACGACTGGGGGATTCACGTGGACACCCGGCAGGGCTATGCCCGGTGGAAAGGATAAGGAAGGAGATGCCAATGGAAGAAGCTGAGATCACTAAGTGGATTTCCGCTGTAGAGCAGCGGGGGAAATCCAACTCTCACCGTCTGGACGCGCTGGAAAAGCAAACGGAAGCGCTGAACACGCTGGCAACGTCTGTTGCGGTGATGGCTGAACGTGTGGAAATTACCGGGGCGAAGGTTGACAGTCTCTGCACGGACGTGCAGGAGCTAAAAGCCGAACCAGGCAAGCGGTGGAAGGGCGTTGTGGAAAAGGTCATCTACATCGTTGTGGCCGCTGTTGTAGGGTTTATTCTTGCCCGGCTTGGGCTGGGCTGATTTTTAAGGAGGAAAACAAAATGATTAACTGGGTCGTACGTATCAAGAACAAGAACTTCTGGCTGGCCGCGATTCCCGCGCTGCTTCTGCTGGTGCAGACGGTAGCTGCTTTGTTCGGCTTTACGCTGGACTTGGGTGAAATCGGCGATAAACTTCTGGCCGTGGTGAACGCCGTGTTTGCCCTGCTGGTGATTCTGGGCGTGGTCAATGATCCTACCACCGCCGGCATCGCTGACAGCAAACAGGCAAGAACCTACAGTTTCCCCAAGGAGGACTGATGTGATAAGTGGATAAAGTCCGATGGAATCGGGTGATTCTGGATGAGTTCTGTTCTCTGGCGATTCTCACGCCGTTGGAAGAAAAGATCATCCGCACCCGAGCCGCCGGATGGAGCCGTGTACAGCAGTGCCACGCTTACGGCATGTCCCTTGCCACATTAGATAGGTACATTAGAAAGTTGAAAAACTCCTATAACAGTGTGCAGGAGTATAGCGACATACTCCCAAAAAACATAGACTTCTGATAGTTTTTTGATAGAAGTGTGATTGTAAGTCGGTAGGGAAACGAGAGTTTCCCTACCGATTTTTTTGCTATTCTATAGGAAGAAAGGGGGCGTTGCCTATGGCTGAATTTCAAAGCTTTAATCCAAATCCCCGCGCCGCGAAAGTCGGCGATTGCGCAGTCAGAGCTGTGGCAAAGGCTCTAGGAATTGACTGGTACCAATCCTACGTTGAGCTGGCCAGCGAGGGGCTGACCCAATGCGATATGCCTAGCGCAAATAACGTATGGGGTGCGGTGTTACGGCGGCACGGATTCAGGCGGGCGGCAATCCCGGCGGAATGCCCGGACTGCTACACCGTAGGCGATTTTATCCGGGAATACCCTGACGGGATTTACGTTGTCGCACTGAAAAACCACGTTGTTGCCGTGGAAAACGGCATTTTATACGATACCTGGGATTCCATGGACGAAAACCCAATTTATTTTTGGAGGCGTGAATGATGGCAAATCCTTATATGCAGCCCAACTACCAATCCGGCTATTTTCAGCCCAACTATTTCCAGCCGCAAATGCCCATCGGGCAACCGCAGATACCCGCACAACCCCAACAGCCGCCCCTTGATGACCGAATTTGGGTAGCTTCGGAATCTGCGGCGGAGGCGTTTATCGTCACTGCAAACGGATTTGTGCGGCTCTGGGACAGTAACAAGCCTGTATTCTACGAAAAGCGGACAGACGCGCAAGGGCGACCAATGCCGATTGTAGCGTATGAATACAAAATCCGGGATGCGGGAGCTACCCCGGAGGCAGTCAGCGCAGGATTTGAGCAGCGGCTTTCCGCTGTAGAGGAACGGCTGAACCAGCTGATGGATGGAAAACGCGATACCAAGAAAACGGAGGTAAAACGCAATGATGCCTAATCCTATGCAGATGATTTTCCAATTCCCCCAATTTATGCAGCAGATGAGGGGGCAAGACCCGCAGCAACTGCTTAATCAGCTGGTACAGAGCGGGCGTGTAAACCAGCAGCAGCTTAACCAAGCCCAGCAAATGGCACAGCAGATGCAGGGGCAGTTTGAGCAATTCCGGGGCATGTTCGGCTTCGGAGCGCCTAGAAGGTAAACAATAATCTGGCCAGATTTTGTTATATTTTTCATCTTTTGAAAGGAGAACAAAATGAGTATTACAGCAAGTGAAATGACCCCCGCTGATATCAGAGCTGTCACCGATGGCAACAACGGCGGCTATGGCGGAGGCTGGGGAGGTGATTGGTCTGCATGGATCATCATTTTCTTGATCTTCGGTTTCTTCGGCTGGGGCGGCAACGGCTGGGGCGGAGGCTTTGGCGGCCGTGGTTCCGGCGCTGGCGTGGTGGACGGGTATGTTCTCGCGTCCGATTTTTCCAACATCGAGCGGAAAATTGACGGCGTGAACAACGGTGTCTGCGACGGCTTCTATGCCATGAATACCGGTATGCTGAATGGGTTTGCAGGCGTGAACCAGAATATCAGCAACGGTTTCCAGGCGGCGGAGCTTTCCCGGTGCAATCAGCAGGCTGCCTTGATGCAGCAGCTTTTCCAGATGCAGATGGCAAATCAGGAGTGCTGCTGCGAAAACCGCGCCGCTATCCAGGGCGTGAACTACAATCTGGCAACCCAGAGCTGCGACACCCGGAACACCATCCAAAACACCACCCGTGATATCATCGATGCCATGAACTGTGGTTTCCGCTCCATCGACCAGCGGCTTACCGCACAGGAGCTGGCGGCAAAGGATCAGAAAATCGCCGATCAGAATCAGCAGTTGTTCATGGCGCAGCTGGCGGCGAGCCAGAATGCCCAGAACCTGACGATCAAGGGCTACGTAGCTGACCAGTTCGCCTATTACAATCCCCGGCCTGTGCCTGCCTACCAGGTGCAGAATCCTAACTGCTGCTACGGTAACGGCTACGGCTGCGGCTGCGGAAACGTAGCGTAAGGAGGGGAGAGCATGGCGGTTGAACTTACTGCGAACGCTGTACAGGCCGTGGCGGCCGGACAGAACGTGCTGTTTACCGATACGCCGGTGAGATGCAGCCGGGGGTATGTTGTTCACCGTGACGGGGCTGGCCTTGTCACCCTGCGGGGCGTTTGTAGCGGATGTTCCCCAATTGCGCGGTATCGCGTGCTTTTCGTGGGAAATATCTCCGTGCCTACCGGTGGCACCGCCGGGGCTATCAGCGTAGCGCTGGCGCTGGGCGGTGAGGCGCTTTCCGCCACTACGGCGACGGCAACACCCGCCGCCGTGGGAGATGCATTCAACGTGGCGACTTCCGCGTTTGTGGATGTTCCCCGTGGGTGCTGCGTAG